TAAGTGCAATGAAATCTGACTCAATAGCAGGTGATTCCACGATACTAATCGCGTTTACTCCAGCGTCAATACTTTCTTCGTCAAGGATTAATTCAATAATCTTCATAATTAATAAACGAATTTTTTAGGTTTTGTTTTTAAGGAAAACTTGCTTTGTTTCTGCTATTTCTGTCAAGGCTCTGCTGGCTCGTTATATCTGTCGATACAACATAGGCTTTTACAGGCTCTTGATTCTGATTGGCAATACTGCCAGCCACTTGATTAAATCCGCTTGTTCCGACTGTGTTGAATTGTGGCGCACCTCCTCCGCCTGCTGATGGTGTTGATGCTCCTCCGCCACCAACTGATGGCGCACCTCCTCCGCTTGTATTGAATTGCTGATTTGCGATAGATGAGATTTGAGCAACACCAGCCGCTACTGCAATACCAGCCGCAATAGGGGCGAGGACTGGACCTACATAAGGAATGCCAACCACAGACTTATAAGCCGCAATACTCGCTTCCGCTGTTGATATCGTGGCGTTTGCAATAGATAAAGTCTTCGCAATTTGAAAACCTTTCTTAGCTGTTACAAGTTGGCTATCAACTAAGGCATCGTTCAAACTTATTACAGATTCAATACCTGCTTTTGTTACTGCGGTTGTTGCTTTAGTAGCTTCTTCTATATTTTCTTTTCGCTTTTTTAATGCTTCATCTTCGTATTTTTCAACTATTTCAAGCGCGGCTTTTTCTTGCGCCTCTGTTATTTGGGTTTGCAGTTCTGCATTACCTTCGGCTTGTGCGTATAAAGCATCGTACTTCATAGCTGACATCATCAACTCTTTATCGATGCCGTCTTCCATTACCTCAAGGCTAATGCCGTCTAATTCTTTTTGCCGGTCAATCGCTTGTTGTTGTATCTCGTTTTGTATATCTGCTTGTTCCCTTAGTAGGCTGTTTCTATTGATTAGCTGTTCAGATTCAAAACCTGTGACCTTTGCTAATATATCAAGCCTCTCGGTATCTAATTGTAACAGTTCTTTTTTAGCTTCAAACTCAGGTATTAACCCTTTGGATAATCTATCCTCGATTGCTCTTTGTTGAATATCAACTAACGCTGTTTCTGCTTCGATTTGGTCTTTGAGTATTTCACCTAGCTTTTCGTTTGCTGCGATGCGCTCTTCAAATGATTTTGTTTCATCATCTCGAATCTGTCTTTGAAGTTCAGCCGCCCTGTCAAACTCCTGAATTAAGGCTTGTTGCTTTATAACTGCAATTTCTGCTGCCTTACTAAGTTCAACAGAAGCATTCGCGCTTTTTAATGTTTCCGATGTGTAGTCACTTATTGCTGTAACCGCTTCATTTACTACCTCCGTTGCTTTGTCAAAGGAATTATTTACACCTGTTAGAACATCTAATGATTCCTTACCTGCTGCCTTAACATCATCCATCGCACCCGCAAAGTCTCCACTAAATACCTTCTTAACAGCACTCGCTAAAAAGCCTAATGTATCAAGATAAGAATCAAAGCGTTCTTGTATGTTTTTCTTGAACGCATCAGCAAAGTCTATTAATGCTTCCTTAGGGTCTTCAAAGATTCGTTTAAAATAATCTACAACAGCACCGACATTTCCTTCTAAGAATTTAAACAAATCATTTGAAGCTATTTTCAAAGCTGTCAGACCTGTTTCAAAAGCGTCTATTGCCCCTTGATTGCTTCTAAATACCTCAACCAAAGTTCCTAAAGCGGCAATCAGTAATCCGATGCCTGCTGCTTTTATAGCTGTACCGACTTTCTTGAATCCACCAGCAAGCCCTGATGTGCCTTTTTCAGCTTTCTTTAAGTCCTTACCAACGCCTTCTACATCTTTGCCTACTTGTTTAATATCACCGCTATCAACATCAATCTCAATCTCAACTACCTTTTTTATTGTTTCAGCCATTAGTTTGTAGTTTGAAGTAGTTTTTAAATTCGGTTAAGTTCTGCGGCACTTTATACTTGCCCTTTGCAAATTGAGTCAACTGACCGCCATCGTGCCAATCATCTGTTTTGAGTAATTCAATTATGTCCTTTATCATTCCACAAGTGTTAAAAGTTCAAACATAGCTTCGCCTGTCGTTAGGTTCAGCCGCATATTATTTATCGTGTATTTCTTGGTGTTTATAGTTAGCACATCATTAACCTTAATATCTAACATTAGATGCAATGGCAATATTGCTTTCAGCATTGTCCTGCGCATTGACAAGTCGTATAGGTCAGTTATGTAGTCTTCCCAGAATGATTTGTAAATGGTTGGACTTGTCGCTGTTCCGTCCGTTAATGTGAAAGGATTAACTTCGCTGCCAAAGTTTAGCGAGTGAGTATAAGAATCATCGTCTGTATTGTATTGAAAGCAAAGGTTATACTTCCAGAACTTGTCAACTAATATTGCTCCTAAAACTTCGCGGTAGAATTTCCTAAATGAGTACTTTGTTTCGTTAGCTGTTTCAAGGTTAATCTGTTCGGCATAGTAAAACATGACCGTCTTACTTTTTATTGTTTCAAGGTTTTTATTGATGTACTGCATTGCGAGTAATTCGCTTAACAGTTCAGCGTTTGCTGTATGTGGTGCGTAATTTGTTAACCTAGACCAGCTTGGATTATCGAACGGCACTTTTATTTCGAACTTTTCAGAGCTTATCGCGTCTCCAAATGTGTCTCGAATTTCAAGCTCCAAATCTCCATAACCAACCCCGTTTATGTTTCTAAACTCTTGACCAATGATAGATTCAGTTTCTTCGTAACCAAATTTAATTTCGCTGTAAAGTTCTGCTGGTTGAACACTCACTTCTGAATTATCAATGTATTTTGTAACATCTATTTCTACGCCTCCACTCTTCCAATCGTCTAAAGTTTTAACATCGAATGTCGTGTTTGATGTTGGTGTGATAACTAAGTTGAACATCTTAATTATCCCAGCCAACCACTCCGAAACCTTTTGAGCTGGTAAGCCACCTTTAATATATTTCGTTTCCCCTGTTTGCGCGTCTGTATAGCTTTGATCTGTGAAGTAAAAAACACAACTTGAATCGTTGTCAAACTCTTCACGCTCTTTTTCAATTAACAACTCATCACCTGAGATAACCCAATTAAACAACTCTGGATAACTAGACTTCACAAAGAATTTAAAATCTTTATCGTCTCCAGAATCAGGAAACTCAAAATCATGTGAATTAACTAGGTTGGGTTCAAAGTTAACCTCCTCATAAAGCACACCCGAACCTGTTGTGTAATCCATGCAAAGAAGTGTAACCGTTGGCGTAGGTAGCGTATTATTCATTTCATCATAGAAACTTTGCAACACCGTTACCCCAACTGTAAATGTTAACGCGCCTGAGCCAGCTGGAATCTGTAATTCATTAGAACCCGTTGACCAATAGCCGTTCGTGTCTATTATTTCTGTGCCACCCGTTAGTTGCACGTAGTCCATTTTGTAATGATTGCCAAAACCTTCTTCACGATTTGCCCACACATAAATGTCGCGCCATGCGTTTGTGTTAAAAAAGTCAGAGCTAAATGTTATCCCGTACTTACTCTGTATTGCTTCGAGTATTACATCGGCTCGAAGTGCTGGTTTTAACTCATAAAGTAAACCACCATTTTGGTAATAGTCATAAACGCATTGAGTCGACTGGTCGTCCCCACCTATTGTTGAAGTAATGATTAACTTAAATTCACAGGATGGAAAATGTTGAAACATGAAAGCAACATTCTGAAAAGGTATATTCTCAGGTATAGAAACAATATCAGAAGCCGCGCCTGTATTGAAAGCTGTTGCGCCCAATATTGAACTGTAATTATCTTGCTCATCCCTTGCTTCAATTTTCCAAGTTGCTGTTGGATCGGCTGGTATTAAAGTAACTGCAAATAAATCCGTACCACTTCCAGAATCTTGTTTAAAACAGTTTATCGAAGTGTTGAATCTATTTTGTGGGTCTGTAACCGTTGAAGGTGAAAGTGTCCTTTGGAGGTATGTAGGGTTGTTGGGTAATTCGTTTGCATTTATACTACCAAGCGTTTTAAAGCCCTCTAACGTCCAATTTCTTTGGCTTGTAGCCATTGGTATCAAAACATTATTTGAAGCCCCTACGCGGTCTTGTAATGCGTCTGTGAAGCTATCATAGTCCAAAGACGAGGCTACATTTGTGCCTAGCTCTGGTAAAGTGTCCTTTCCAAAGATTTCGTTTAGGTTAGTCATTTCGCTGAAGAACTCAACCTCGTAAAAATCAACGCTTCCGTTCTTTAATACTGCGCGTTTCAGCCAAATATAACCGCTTCGAAAAGGTAGGGTGTTTATGTCTATTCGTGCCGCTTTCTTTGTTGCTGGGTTGAAACCTGTCGCAAGACTTTCATCATACCAATGCGACATCGCAATATTATTCTGCTTCGATGCAGGAATAGTGAACGATTGCGTGAAGTCAGAAAAGACTTTATCCAAATCTCGAAAATCCTTAACAGTTCGGTTCATCTCAATATTCTCATCTTCAAACAAATCAAGCCTGTCATTACCAATATAAACCTCAACATTCAACCTCATAATAGTCTTGTCTTATCTTGTCTTATCTTGTCTTGTGGCATTGCCAAATGGATGCGACCGCAATGCGACCGCATAAACAAACTTCTAACTGCTTGGTTATCAGACCACATCATTCAACTCGTTGTAAGCAAAATCAAAGGTCAACGCGTAATTTATCAACTTATCATTTACAGATTTCTTAAACTCAACTTGGTTGGTTTGAATTGTGACAGGAGTGAAAACATCATCAATAATTAGCACAATGCTTTCGCTCAACATTATCTCTTCAAGAAGCAAACTAAACGACTCGTTTACAAAGCCTGTGTTTACGATTATAGACTTTGAACCGTTGACATTGTATCTCTGCTTTTGCGCTGCATTAAGATTGTATGTGTACGCATTATCCACAACTTCACCAATGTTTCGTTTGTATTTACTTTCAGTTGTAGACATCTGTGTCATTGACTTTTTCAAGAAGCTGAAGCTGTCCCAGAAACCAAACTTGTTGACAAATAAACAGTCAACTACTTCATACTTTGGTTCGCAGATAATCTCATATCTTAGCGTAGATTGGTCATTGACTGAAGCAATAATATTCTCGCCTGTGAATCTTGGAATATCATCGCCAATTAAATAAAAAGCTAATGGCTCTTGTGTTGTAGATAGTTCTAATAAATAACCTTGTAGATAAGCTGACAATGTGGTTATGTCAAGGATTATTTGTGTTGATGTCGCGCTAAGAACCGTCAACTCTTCATCAAAACTTGGATAAATTGTGCCGCCGCCTGCGTCAAAACCAATTCCAAGAATATTAATTACATCATTGGTAACTGCATCGTTGGCAACTATTAACGTTAAGTCTTGTCCTGCGTTTACGCTGAATTGACTTTGAGATGTGAATGTGATTGAAACTCCTCGCGTTGTTGTTTGCGGACTTCCTGCGTCATTTCTATTAATGAAGTGACCGACTCGCAAATAGTCTTTTCCTGTGACAAAATTAGAACAAAGGTTCTTCTTTCCTAAAGGCAGATACGTTACTGAATTCTCCACTTTTTCAATCGCATCATCAGATGGCATAATCTCAATGTCATATACGTTTGTTATAGGCGTATAGTCATCGTTTATTCTTGTCAACCAATTTGTGCCATCACCCCACTTAATACGACCAAAAGTTTTTATATCAGGATTGTTTCTATCAAACTCACCTGTAAATATTGGAAGCACCGCGTAGCTATCTTGACCAATTTGCCGATAGCAATCCGTTGCCATTATTGTAACATCTGTACCTTTCGCAACTGTTGGTGACCAAGCAGGCGTTCCATAGTTTCCTGATGCTGATGTTGTCGGCAAGAAGTTGACTCCATCTTTAAATCCACCGTATCCATAATTAGCGGTAAAGTACTCATCGGTAACTGTGGTTGTTGAATTATCTACAACCGACTTGCTAATATCAATAAAAAGAACTTCGTTTGCCTCCGCGTGATTATCTGCTCTGACTTCGGCAGCATAGCTTAACGCAACGGTTGTGTTCGCGATACACACAGCTTTTGGTGTCGCTTCGCCTAAATCAAATGTGATAGATGTTGCATTGAATGAAAGCACAGTTGCATACCAAACGGTCGCGCTCCAACTTACATTACAAGGCGATGCTGCTGTGCCTACAAACGCAGGCGTTTTAATTGTAAACTTATCGCCGACCTTCAGGTTGCAGAAAGTTGTCGTATCTACTGTTGTCGTAAACTGTGAACCATTATCATTACTGTCAAGGTTTGCATTTGTGGCGATGTCGTAATTGACTCCAATGATTCGCTCAGTTACGTTGTGCTGAATGTAGTCAGATGCTAATGGCGCAATATCAAACACAATTATACCATCAACTGCATTGGTTTTCGATAGTGTGTATGTTTTTAATGTAGTGCCTACTGAAGCCGCAGAGCGATTTCCATTCTTAATCTTAACTGTTAATGTCGCGCTTTCAATTGTATTACCTGTCGTTGGTACGCAGTTAATAAAGAACGGTGACCTTGTCCTTACAGGTCTATGATTTTTTAGTGCTGTTGGCATTGAGTAGGTCTATTTGTGATTCAATATATTCTATGTTGTCTTGAGCAATGGCTTCTTGAAGTTGACTGAATAGTTTTTCCTCTTGGCTTTCGTAAGCATCGGTGAAGAAGTTAGTAGCTGGAATGCCATACTTTTTAATCTTTCGATTGATAACGTATGCTAGTCCTTTCACCCTTGACTCAGTTTGCTTTACAAATGAGCCTGTCTCTAGGTCACGAATCCTCAACGGCTTTTTCTTAATCCAATCAATCAAGACTTTCGGAGGGACTCCCTTACCTGCTCGTCTGCCCTTATCTACATTCAGACCGTACTCCAACATCTTAAAGATGATGAATCCTTTACTGAATCTTCCATCTTTAGTGGTTGTCTTTAATTCAGATGTAATTGAATTGCGTAGCTTACCGCTATTATCAATGCGCTTCTTGTAGCTTTTACCGCGTGAATTTTTAGCTGTGTAGGTTTTACCCACGTTGATTTTAGCTAATCGAACCACGTTATCAGCAAAGTCAGCTAACGCTTTATCTCTTGCACCTTTTACTCTGCCAGCCATCAGATACAGATTTCTGAATTCGGTACATCAATAGCAATGTCTATTGCCCAACCAGCAAGCAGATTTTCAAACCTATCTTGGAATGGTGTTGCTGTAATTGAATCAGTCAATTGAAAGTTGTTGCTGAAAGCTGTGCCTCTGCGTAGCTGCTCAACCAATCGGTTACAAACTTGAAGCTGCGTGTTCCAGATATCTTGCAAGTTATCCATTCCGTAAAACGGCTCAGTCTCATTTCTGAGTTGGCTCTTGTTGATGTCAACCACATCCATACATATAACCGTAAAGTTCAAGGTCATTGTCGAGCCATTTAAAGACGTATCGCCAACGATAATATGAGCCAATGGAAAAATACTTTGCTTCGCTAAATCAGCCTCTGAAACATCTCCTATCGTCACCACGTTGACATTATTATCTGCTATCAATAAGTCGTGTAGCTTCTGCGTTACTGTGTAAAATTGTCTCATCCTCTTTGCTTGCGTTTTAACTCGTTGCTTTCGATTTCTGTTTTCTGCTTATCAAACATCAGTTTAAGCAGACATTTATGGAGTGCCATTTTTGTGACTTCATCAATTCGAGTGACGCTTCCATCTGCCAGATGAACGATTGATTGATACCAGCCCCATCGCTGTCCAAACTGTGCTCGCTCTCCATATTCGTTGTCTTCAATTCCTCCTGTAAATAGGTCTTCATATCGCTCAGCAATTCTTTTCCTAAATTCCAAAAAAAAAGCATCGCTCCAAGTGTTGTCTCTAAATCGCAATCCAGAAAGAACTCAGCGTACTTATCAGAGCCTTCGTAATCTTCGATAAGATATGTTTCCTTAACCTTCAAGGTGACAGGTCTGTAAAGGACAGCCATTGCCTTGTGGTAGGTAGTTGGTGACTTCATATAGTTTTCAAGGTCTACATACTCACCCAGACTAATATCGTCCAGCTTCGGTATGAAACCAAAGTCAGTATCTCCAATCTTGATTCTGTTTCTGAATGTTGGCTTCTGTCCGAACACATCTTGCAGCATCTGGACAACGACATCATACTGCGTCAGGCTCAGTTTCTGTAAGTCCTCATAACTGACGTTGCAGAATATGCTGACCATCTTCATCGTCACAAACTCGCTTTCTTGAGCGTCCTTGTTTGCGTCCAATATCTTTTGGTATGCGATGTAGTCCTTCAAAGGAATGTCCTTGAGACTTGCTGGAACTTGAAATTTGACTTTCATAATATATAAACGTATTTGGTTGGTTTTGTACCTCTGCCAAATATAAGGCATATGACAAAAATATTTTTATCGGATGCTATAACTTCCGTAGTTCGGATTTGCAAGCCTATTCCAAACCGCATACCTCACCGCATCAATCGCGTGATTGAAATTGTCCACAGGTTTATTGAGTAGGTTGCCATTCTTATCCTCTGTCCACTTGTAGTTTTGCAGTTCTTTGATTAGGTTCAAACTGTTGGCTGTGACCTTCAACTCGTATCTCTTCAGCATATCAATGCCAGCCATAATACTGTCCGCACCTTTTGCTGTTGGTTTGACATTCCAACGTAGCCTATGCAGTTCCTCTATTGACTTTGGTTCGGCTGAGTCCGCATATATTACGTCAAGCCGGTTCAGTCCTAACTCCTCAAACTTGTGTGCTATGTCTTGGTTGGTTAGGTTGGTGTGATATAGAAGTTCATCAAGGATAAGCTGGTTGCCTTTCTTGTAGACCTTGACCAACGCTGTTGGGTCATTCGTAAACCCAAAGTCCATACCTGTTGACAGTAGCTGACCGGATACCTCTTGCACGATTCCAAACTGAAATATAGTTGCTCTTGACATACCACGTTCACCAAGTCCGTAGATACGCCAATAGTCCTCGTCTGTTTCTTTCAACCTTTCGATTTCTCGAATGATACTTTCGTCAAGGTATGGATTGTCCTTGTATGTGGTTTGCAGGAACGAGCAGTCATCTCTAGGCACTACCTTGTCGTATATCCAATGAAATGAATCAGATGGATTGTAGTCGATTATGATGCGCCCTGTTGTCCTAAATAGTATCTGCTGCCAATCTTCCCAATACAACTCATTTGCCTCGTTTAGAAAGGCTAAATCTCGCTTTCGACCTCGTATCTTCTGCGGCTGGTCTAAGCTGATAAACTCAATCAGGTTTCCGTTGAGATGGTATTCGCTATTTGACTTGTTGTGATATTGCTCGCTGTATAGATTGTGCTTGCGGAGGATGTCAAAGAAGTCACGCATAACAGATGAGCGAACTGCTGGGAATGTCTTCCTTGCAATCGTTATTGTCTTACCTTTATTGAGATTGCAGTAATTGAAAATTATCCAAAGCAGAATGTTGTACGTCTTACCTGACCTCGTACCGCCTTGCTCAACGATTATCTTTTTAGGCGACTTCCTAAGATGCGTGTATACTTTATTTACCTGTATCGTCCCATTCGCCATCCTCGACTATTTGGAAGGTCTGAATACCTTCGTGTGAAATCTCCTGACGCTCAATGTATCCTCGCTTCTTACCTTTGGTTTTCAAGTAGAAGATTGTAGCAGCCGCAGAACCATCTTGTATTTGCTTATGAAGCTGTGATTCAGCAAAATCCAAAGCTACGTTTTCAATATCTGCAACTTGCTTTGCAAATTCTGCGTCATCTTTTAGCCATTGATAGAATGTAGTTCGACCAACCTCTGCTTTCTTACAGGCTGATGTCACCACTCCAAGCGAAGATTCTAACGCTTCGATGACTGCCTTTTTATGCTGTTCCGTTTTGTTCATAATAAATAAAGTCTTATATTCGTGTTTTATGCGAGAGTAGTGTAATGGTTGCACGTTTAATATTCCAATTAAGAAGTGGCGTTCGAATCGACCTTCTCGCTCAAATTAGCCCTCCTCTCTTGGAGGGTTATTTTTTTACCTTTATACATTCCTGCACCTTGTTTGTCTATTTCACTAAATGGTAGAATAGGAACTGTAATTTTACAAGTTTTATCTATTAAGTAAATGTATCTATTTTGAAATCCAACAACATTAATACATCCTGCATTTAAAAATTGATTTATACTTGATGCTCCTGTATCTTTTAATCCTAACTCTTTTAGTATTCTATTTCTTTTTGCGTTTCCCACTTGCGTTAGTGTCATTCTTGTAACACGTTCACCTTTTGGAGTTTCTATTATCTGTGTGCTTTTTTTAACATTTGTTAACTTAAATCCACTTGCTCTATATATTGCCCCATCTCCACATTGAACTGCATCACTAAATGATAATATCCATTTTATATGAGGTGCATTCTTTTTAATTAATTTAATAGCAATTGCAATGCATCTACTTTCTGAATACTTTGGTAGATAATCATCAAACGCCATTCTATTCAGTTCTAACATTTCATTCCATAAACAAGGTTGAACAAGTGGAAGTACTTTTGATTTATCCATTGGACTACCAAAACTCATTACTCCGTGCATTTTACCATCTAAAAAGCATCCAAAGTGAAGATTACTTGTATTAGAAACAGTACCTGAATAATGCGTTTTTTTAACAAATGGTACGGCTATTTTACTATTTATTACCTTTACTATTATTTCTTTTGCTCTGCCCATTGCATAATAATTAAATATAAAGCGTTTCCATTACTGTTTTCGTTTCCAAAGGTTTCAACATATTTATATTCATCTGTATTCTTTACATCAGCTATTGCATTTTTTATTTGCTCTGCCTGTTCATCTGCTAAAGTGTATGTTTGTTGTTGAAATGGTGCTTTATCTCCTTCAGCTAAACTAAAATCTTCACCAAATTCATCGCTTAAATTAATGTTATCCTCAAAAGGAAAACCATCCAATGCCCACTCCTCAAGTTGCACAGCATCCCATTCGTTAGCTAATATATCCCAATCCCATTCACCGAAACCTACATTGTCCTTGACTATGAACTCATTCTGCTGCTCGTCAGTCAAGTCGCTTGCCTTGATGATAGGCACTTCTTTTAATCCTGCTTCTTTGCAAGCCTTCAAACGCATATTACCACCAAGAACTACCATATCATCGTTTACTACAATAGGTCTCAACTCAAGCATCTGAGGAAACTCCTTGATTGACTTTACTAACTTTTTAAACTTATCATCCTTAATCAATCGCGGATTATTCGGATTGGTCTTGACTTCTGCTATCTTAACTTTTATCATCTTGGTATGTTGAATAAACTTGGTCTAAATCGTTGCGCCATTGCTCCCATTGTCTTGGTGTGCAAGTGCAAGGTTCGTGAAATCTATGGTCAAAAACAATCGCGTGAATCTGTGCAATTACAGGGTAGACTTCAGTAAGGTATCTATGCTTCTCTTGCTTCGTGATGTCCTTTACTTTTGTCCATTGGTTGTATTGAGCCTCAGACATACACTTAGCTGGCTTGTGCCTATCGTATGGAAATAACTTGTTCAGCTTTTCCTTGCGAGCATCACATCCACAATCTTCGCCAGCCAACCACTTGACTGCCTTCTTTATTCCTGTGGCTTCTGTTACCTTCTCTATTGTATCTCCAAGTCCTTTACTCGGTGCTTTTTTTCGCCGCGTTGTAGGCTTCGTTGATTTTGCTCTTGGCATTGGTTAGTGTGTTAAATATTGATGATGCGCTGATGCGCGTTTCTTTCGATAGCTTTCGTATGCTTAATCCTTCATTGTGATACAGTTCAAATAGCTTTAAATCGTACCAACCCATATCTGCTTTTGATTGCTCAATCACCTCCAGCTTCTTGGTAAATTCTGCTTCAAATTCCATATCAACATCTGATGCTTTCAATGCTCGAATTGATTCGATGCTTACCATCTTAGTACGCTTCTGAACCCGCTGAAGGTCAACTATTAAACTCCTTATAATTGTATAAACGTAAAAACCAACCAACTGATTAGGATTATTTTTGTCTATTAGTCGCTCAGGATTCTTAATCTCACTCAGCTTGATATACATTTCCTGCACAATGTCCTCAGCGTAATGTCCAGCACCGAGATTTGTAGCCATCACAATCCAGTCTTTATGACGCTCGGTTGTGTATGCTATTTCAAGCAGGTTCATTCCAAAATATTTCGATAGCTAAAATTCCAATGAATATCTGAAAAGTACATTCAACGCTATCATCTGCATCGTGCGCAAAGTAGTTTATTCCAAAAATAAAGCCGTGAACAAAACCGAATGAAACTTCCATTTACGCAATGATACGAAAAAAATCATTCAATGGTTGCGTTTCCAAGTATTTTAAAGGCGTGATTGCGAACTGTTGACTGTTCATAAGGCTCAAGGTCATTGAACTCATTAGAACGGCTTAAATGGATTCCGTACTTTAAAGCTAACTCAGCCGCCATTCGTGTGTATTTGGAATGTCTCAAAACAATTTTGATTGTGGTGCAATCTTCAACCAAGCCTCATCAGTCATCTGGTCTTGCTTTTTTACATCTTCTTGGTAATCTAACTCAATCTCAGCGTTACCCATTTGACTGAACTTGTCAATCTGCCTTTCTACTGCCTCAACTCTACCCAACAGCTTTAGATTCTTCTCACGCATTTTGAGAAGCGTTGCTTCGATGTTCTCAAAGTACTCAATGAACTTGTGGTCAGGGTTCTTGGATAGTGTTGTGTTCTTCATAATCGTCACCTGTGCCAATGCTTTGACAGGGTCAAATTCTAAATCTATCATTTTCATTGCTTAATACCTATTAATCCTTTCTTAATACCGAGAGAATCCACGTTGTAATACCTCTGCTGCTTTCTATCGTAAAACAATCTAAACTTTCCTGTCTTGCCTACGCCTTTCGGCTTCGTTTTTTGCACATAAACATCTCGCACGTTGAAGTAATTATCAACGCTGTGCTGCATTTCTGTATCGCCTTGATTGGCAAGCTGAACTTGCTTGATTTGATGTGGCTCATAAAGCAATATCATCTGATAACCTTTACGCCCGAATTGCTGACCATATGCCCACTCGTCCTTCTTATTAGGTGGAGTCCAGAAGTACCATTCACCATCATCATCCTTTTCACGAACCTCGTGTTTATCATTAGCGTGATTTGTGAGTATGGTTAGATAGTTTTTCTTTTTAGTCCAAGCAATCAGAACATCAAGTTCATTCTTGACTATGTTGGCTGTTTTACTGCCTCCAATCTCAATATCAAGTTCGTTGAATGGGTCAATCAGAACTCCATCAAATTGACCTCCTAGCCTTTTCTCTTCGTAGTTGACCGCATCAAAGAAGTTAGTGATATTCATTTGTAGGTCATTTAAGTTCTCCTTCCAATGTTCTGTTGGGTCAAGTATGCGGAAGTGATTGTTGAGCCAAAGCATTATCTTGTCTAGCCTTTCTTCGCTTATTGGATTGTCGGTATTGTGTTCTAGCGTTTCTCCTGCTGCTAACTTTTCAATAAGCATCTCAATAATCTCGTACTTGTCGCCTGTCTCTGGCGATAGTATAAGCCACTTCCATCCGTGCATTAGCGAAGCGTTGAGTATCAAGTCAAAGGTGAACTCTGTCTTGCCTGCGCCACCAACTCCAGCTATCATTATTGGATAGCCTTTTTTTAAGCTGATGTATTCGTTGGCATTTTGCCAAGCTGTATCAAGACCTCTCTTGCGATTGGTTATCCTGCGGTGCTTGATTTGGTTCAGCACTTGCAGCGGTGCTGTTGTCATTGGTTTGTTCATCTGTGATTTGTTTGTATTGTTTAATATATTCAAATATAAACTCTTTTGCATAATCGTTCTCGCACAAAAATGCTCCGATTAGACTAAGACCTTGTTTGTTCAGCGCATTACATACTAGCTTATTCTTCCGAGCCATTATAATGATGTAGTTATCGGATTCGCTCAGTTGCTGCGCTAATGCTCTTCGCTTGAGCCTCGCGGTTATGATTGGATTTTTCATATGTTTTGTAATTTATCGATACCAAATCTATTGGCTAATTTAGTAATGTATTCTTTTGTGTATTCGTTATTAGTGTTATACCACTTATTTCTGAAATAAACTTGCGTTACAACTGCGTTCATCAAGTCAATAGATTCATTAGTATTGTTGGTATCGTGTTCAATGAATAAAACCCATCCGTATTCAAATTTGTCAGCTATTCGTTCCAACAGTAATCTCTGACCAACAGGTATCGAATTGCCTTTTCTTTTCAATTCCATTAAGATAATATACTTGTCGTTTATTTCAATCACCGCATCAATGTCGCTGGGATGTATAGCTGCATATTCTAACCCTGCGAAGTTCATGGCTTGCTTAACTTGTCCGATATTCCTAATCAATGTGTCCATTTAAAAGTCTTTAGATTGAGATTTATCCAACTGATACTTGCCTTTAGGCTGTATAGTTTTTAGGTGAGGTATCACTCCATTCGCTTTTGACTTCCAAACCTTGATTGGTTTATTATATCCGTCCTTCCAGCCGTTCTCTATCCATTGGTCAAATTTAAGTTTTGCGTGTGCAGGGTCAACATTAGATTGCTTTGATACGCAGTAATCAACAAACTCATCAACTGATGGTATTATCTTCTCTTCTCTCTTCTTGTCTTCTCTTATGGCATTGCCATCTTTATGCGCTCGCATTGCGCTCGCATTGCCACTCCATCTTTTCTTTGCATTCGCTGAGTTCTTGGCTCGTGTTTCGCTGAATTCGGACAGCTGGTCATCAAGGAATTTGATGCTAATCAATTCATCTTCGACTTTGATTATTCCGCGATTATCTAATTCAACCAGAGCATCTTCTTTGCCTCCGCATATCTTTTGCAAAGCCAGAGCATAAGGTAAGTCTCCAACTCTCGTCCAATAGATGCAGCACAAGTCAATGAAGATAGCGCGAGTATTTAGGCAACACATCTGTATGTTGCCGTTATCCCACTCGCTGGGTTCAAATTTAAAGTACGGTAGTTCTTTTGCCATTGTCTGTTTGTTCAAAAGTATATTAAACTTGATAGCTACACGTCAGTAAATCTTTTGCCTGCTCCGCTAACTTGTATTTATCGGTTTCTGTGTTCGTATTTTTTGCTGTCCAATAATCATCTAAGACAGCTTTTACGCTGTGAATCATTGTAGCGTGATTCTTTGGTTTTCCGCTTGAAATCATCTTACCAATTTGTGTCAAAGAGTAGTGCGTATTATCTTTTATTAGATAAATTGCTACCTGCCTTGCTACTACAACTGACCTATGCCTGTTGGCACTTAGCATTGTTGATACCGGAACTCCTGACAGTTCTGAAACTGTTTCAATAATCCGCTCCGCTTTTACCTTGTCGCTTACCGATTCGTCATAGATGACTTTGGTATGCGTAAGCAATTCAAGCTGTTGCGTTATGGCTTCGTAATTTAATCTAGCATCTCGCAAAGCCTCCGCGAAGTGCGGAAGCTGGATGCGTAATTCTTTTATCTCATCAGAAAGGCAGGTCATCGGTTTTTGGTTTTTCGTTAGACTGAGGTTTTTCAGCGGACGGATTTCGCTCACTCAAGGGTAGCGTCATCGCAGTCCAAGTGTTCAACTCTAAGTAGAAATTGCCACTTTGAGATTCTTTCAAATCCCAATTCGACCAGCCTTTGTCGTTGGCGTGCTTTTGCAAGGCTTGAATGTCTTGCGGACCAAAGCTGATTTTTGTCAGTTCTCCATACTGAGTATGAACTTTTCTAACTTTTGCTAAGAATACCTTTTCAGGCTTATTTTCATTTTCCATTTTTACTGAATTTAATTAATTAAGTTCTTCGTTAATGTGTTCCGCAATTTCGTCAAAGTTGACGTTTGCAATAAATGCGTGAGCATAATTTTGACACAATTTATTGTAATCGGTGCAATCACCAAATACTACGTCTTCAATGATTGATTCTACTTCTGAGGATGTTATAGGTTCTGAGCCTTCTGTATCCCATCCATCAAATATTTCTAGTGCAATACGCCAAGTAGCGTAGTTAGTCCATCCGTTATATCCTTCGTAACCCATCTTAAATTGATTTTAGTTTAGAAATTAAGGTTGAACTTACATCGTACTTAGATGTAATTTTATCAATGTCACCACCGCCTGCGATGTACTGCTGCGCTTTTTCCCAAGCTGTTGTGTTGGGTTTAAGCTGTTGCTTGCTGGCTGCTTTGACCTGCTGCCCTCCAGCGTCTGTGTCTTTATCTGTAACAATACCTAGTGCGCTGCTCAGAGCATATCTACGGATGTATGTAATTGCTGAGCCTAATACTTGAAATTCATTCATACCTTTCAGTTGAACGCCTTGTGGGATTAAGCAATTAGAACTTCTATGCTCTCCGCTTTCAATATGAAATATAGTTGTAGTTAAGGTATCCAAGTCAAGTTCTTGAGTAAAGCCAAGTCCGTGCTTTTTCATTAGCGGATTGATGACTTTAAATATGGAAGGAAGGTCTGCATAGCTGTAACCATAGCCCTGCGTGCCTTTGTGAATTGTAGGGCATTCTTGCTGAAATGCCGCGATTGATTTAAACAGATTTTTCATTTGTCAGTTTGTTTTTAATGTTAATGATTTGATTCTGAGATGGCACTTTGCCGTCCGCTAAGTTATAAAGAAATTGATTGAAGGAGTATCTGTTGGGATACATCGTTGAGTACACATTGGCAACTAATAAATTGTCGTTGTGTTGCAGGTGACTATGCTTCTGAAGCATCTCACCAATTAAGGTTTCAATATTTTTCATAGTATAAAAAGCGCTACAATTAATAGAGCAATAATCGCGTATCGTAACTTTTTTTCCGTCATTATTTCAAAGGCGTTAATTGGTTCATAAAGGAATTAGTGTGGTCTTTTTCTCTATATGCACAGAGAACTGTGCCGAGAATATCTGAGCATTCGACCTCTTCGATTTTTGTTTTAACAGTTTGCCCTTCGTAAGTTAAAGGCTTCTCAGCAGCTAAGCGATTGAACTCACCAACCCAATAAAGGAAGTCTTTGTCTCCTTCTTTGTGGTATGTGCCATTGCAACCGCATCGGCATTTGTCTGCGAATCCGTGATAAATTTTTGTGATTTTCATCGTTGTTTGTTTTAAAAGTTTCAGCAAATATAGAATTAAATGTTAATAAATAGCATAACTCTAAAAAAAATATCAAAAAAAAGGGCAATCCTTTCGAACTGCCCCTATTAAACAAACAAACAATGAACGCTCTTAATCTGCCAATGTTGGCAAGTAATCTTTTATAATTCTGTTGACGAAGTGTAGGTTCTCTTTTCTGATACGCTCCAGCATCACCTTGTCATCGGTTGCACCCTTGCCTGCCGCAATCTTGGCGTTTTGCTCTAGCAAATAATCCTTGACAATCTCCTTCCACTCTTCTATTGTGTACTTCATATGCGAATATATTACAAATTCATTAATAAATTCACAGGTGTTTTGCCGTTGTCTAACACAACCATACATCCTATAGCTGGCTTCTTGCCGTATTTAGCGTAAGCCATAGCGTAGGCTTTGTGATTGATTCCACATCCTACCTGACTACCATAGATTTTAAAGTTCTGTCCAACCACATATTCGGTGTATGCCTGCGTGTGCAGATGCCCTTGAACAGTTGACATCAAGTCAGCCTTGCATTTTGTTCGTGCTGTGCCTCCTTCTCCGTGAATGTACTGAACATCGTCAATGACTAATCGCTCCACGAAGTTCCAATCAGGTACTTCAAGCACTTCTTTGTAGGACTTAATCCACTTGCTTGGTATCGCTGAAGTCTGCGCCTTCCGCATAATTAACCTGTCGTGATTTCCAATGATTACATCTGCTTTTGGAAACGCGTCTCGCCACTTAGCTATCTTTTTGATAGCAAGGTCAAGTTCCTGACCACCACCCATTCCGTCTGCTGATGTCTCGTGATAGCTTGAATAGTGGTTGTCGATACAATCACCTATAAATACAGTTCTATTTGTGTTGAACTTTTCGGATTGCTCCACGCAGAATTCAAGATAGCCATCCAAACAAAACGGTTCGTGAAGGTCACCTATAACAAGGATGCGATTATCTTTGGATTTCAATCTGCTAATTAGCCTGTTTAATCCATCGCTTACTCTTGGTCTATTTGTATTCATAAAGATTAAATTCTATTCGCGGATTCTCTTTGTCTAGCTTTCTATGTGCTATGATTTCAACGCACTTGTTGTCGTTCTTTATCGCTCCTGCTTTCTGAAGGCAGTCCAAAATTATCTTTAAGCTGTTGTCAAGGTCTGCTCTCCGCGATGGATAGTAAACTGTAAGGTTGATGCCAAACTCGCATTCAAGCGTCTCAGAGGCTCTGTACTGCGTTAAGAAACTATTTTCGTATGATTTAAGGTCTTTGCCTTTTGCGAGCGAGCAACGGCTTCCTAAACGTATTATGCGATAGCAATTTGACTTACTCGGTACGTTTCCTTTTATAATGGTTTGATGAACTTCCAAATGACTCGGATTGCAATGTAAAGAATTGCTAATATAACGAATAACCAAATTATGCGTTTTGAATGCTTTTCAAGTTGCTCTAAGATGGTTTGTTTCCTGACCACTATTTGCTCAACAGGTACAGATACAGTTTGATAGATTGTATCAGTTTGACACTCTCCTGATAGATATACAGTATCACCCTGCCGAACGTATTTGATTCTAAGCTTGTCCTTATAAATAGTGACAGTATCGCCATCTTTTCCTTGAAAGAAAGTATCAACTTCGACTTGTGGAATTGTGATTTGAATCGTGTCATTTATAGTATCTTTTTTTAATATTTGCGGATATAGAATTGTTAGCTTTTCAATCTTGCGCTCTGCCCTTCTTAGTTTCTTTTCTACGCGATGCTCCAAAGAGCAACTGCTTAGAATCAAAATTAAGGCTATTAGAAGTCCTCTCATCGATTATCTTGAAAGTTTGTATATACAGTTCTGCCTTTAGATTTTGAAGCCCTTAGAACTTGTTTTCTGTTGCCTTCAGATTTATAGCTAACGTGTACCCAGCTAGGGTTTTTACTATCACCAAACTCCCATATCATCTGGTCAAACTCTAAATGGTCGTATATGTACCAAAATATGTCTGCGTTGGTTGGATATTCACGTGCATCATTGTCAATATCAATAGCCTCGCCCTTGCAATGCTGAGATGTTGCTACATATTCGCCTTTGATTATCTTGTGCGCACCACCGATTGCTTTGTTTAGGTCTTTGCTTCTGTATCCACTACTAACGAAGATAGGCTTGTTGAAATGCTCCCTTATAGGCTGAAATACATTGTTGGCTAAATTGATTAGCGCAGTCAAATGCTCACCTTTTGGCTCATTGTCGATGCCTCTGCGTGTCGCTGTCAGGCTTTTACTGACTTCTTTTAGTGTTAGGTTGGCACTAATTTTCATCGGTCACCCTTCTTTTAGATACTCGCTTCTTAGCAGTTTGTATGATACGCTCTTCAAGCCTTGCTATCGTAGCTGATTGCTCTATCAAAACCTGGTTCATTTCGTCTAGCTTTTTGCGAAGTTCCTCAATCTCATTTTTTAATGCCTCAATTATCTCCTCATTCTTCTTTACAATGGCTGATGCCTGCAATGTCTGGACAATAAACGCTCCTATTGTTTTCCCCTTCCATATCAAAGTACCTAATGCAACAGCACTCAGCACAGTCATAATTCCGTGGTCGCTAATTAGTTTAGCAACGCCCTCTATAACTTCCATTCTTACTCAATTTTTTGATAAATTTCTGCAACTTCACTACGTTGCTTTTTTTTGGTTCGTATGATTTTTTTACAGTACCCATCCGCAGAAGTTGCTTTCGGATGCTGGATTTACATCGCTGTTTGTGTTAGAAGAATACTCAGGAAACAATCCGCTATTGTTGCAGAGATAGTCGACTAGCCTGTTGGAATAGTATACCGCAAAGTCTCTTTCTTGAGATACTAAACTGTCAACGTCTGACTTATCCAATGCTGTGGCATTCTCAGGTTGATGTCTGTAAATACCTCCGTTTCCTATGGTCACACTACCCATTGGTAAGAACTCCACCAATGACCAATGTATCAACGCAGGCTTCACCCAATCCGTAACAAGACTTAGGTAGTTACCAGCAAGTGTACCTGCAATGATGTCGGCTTGTATCTTCTCAAGCAGGTCTGTACCCAGCAAACGCTGGATATGCATATCTTGCGCGATTGATATGTATTGCACGAACTTGTCGCTGTCTACATTGCCGCTCAGGTTAGAATACCTGAGTACATCATCTGTCTTTATAAGTAATGCTTTTGCCATTTTTAACTTGGATAACGTCCATTATTCTTCATATCTCTTGGTGCTTTTGCAGCATCCTTTCTTCCTCTTGGCTTAGGTTCGTATGACTTTGGAATTGATGCAACTTCTTCAGATGAACTCAATGCCTTATCTTCAACGTATTCTCCGTCTTTCTTTTTCTTTAATTGATACAGATTCTCTTGCCAATAATGTCCACAGAAGCTACCGCCTTTAAAACGAAACAAATCATAAGGCTGTCCATTATGTCCAAAAGATTTATTTACACCTTTTCTTGATGCTTTATCAATGTCTTCTAATCGATAGACCACTCCTCGTGTACTTCGGTTCATCATATTGCGACAAAAATCTCTGCTCTTGCCTTTTGAATACTTTTCCTCGTACGAATAACGAACCTTGTAATAGCTTTTATCAAGCTGCGATTCTTTGCTTGGAAATGAAGTGATATAGTTATTAAACTTCTGCCAAGCACTTAATTTGATAGATTTATTTGCCCATTGCTCAATCGATTCATTATCTTCTGACCATTCTCTACTATCAACTAATTCCCATTCATCATCCATCTTATCACCCTGTAAAGCATCAAGCATTTCGGCATCGTCAAAATCTTGTTGTGATAATTCAATACCTGTCTTTTCTTGTGCTGTGTCCTCATCAACTTCTTCGATTTCCATCTCGCTGAACTCAAGCGGCTGGCTTGTCAAAAAGAATGTGTTTAAACTGATGTTGTTGAATGATAGAATTGCATTGACTGACTCAATGATAACTCGCTGCATTGGCTTGATAACTGTATTGTCAAAAAGCAAAGCTGCCATCTTAATCTCATCCGCGTTTGAACCAAGTCCTCCGTTTTGTGGCAAACCAAATAACAAAGGCGAAGTAACGCGATGCGATACCATTATCTTTCTGCTTGCCTCCTCAGAGATGAATTGATATTGGTTGTGTGCATCTGGCAAGCTGATGGACTCAATCTGCGCTGCTGTTTCTTGCGAATCATTGAAAGCTACGATTACGCTGTCACCTTCTGTGCCTGTAAACTTGTCTTTAATTTTAGACTCAATCATTCTCTGTTGGTCTTCCTCAGGGATGCCATTGTTAAAGTTGATGATTGTCGAACCGCTAAACCTAGTGTATATGTTGTTAAGGTGAAATTGTCCAAGTTCTATTTCAACGAATGCGTAGTCTAATCCTGACTGATACTCAACAGGTGAAAAGTAATAAAAGCCAGCTTTGTAAGGCTTGATGACCATAACTTCAAGACCTTCTTTAGATTTTCCAAAGCAAGGTATACGCTGATGCTCATCGTGACGCTTGGCGCTTGCCCAATCATCGCAGTAATAATATGCCTCGATATACCCTTCCTCATTCATCTTCTCAGGTCGCAGATTTTGGATAGGCATATGCGCTACCTCCATCACCTTCGTGTGAGCAGTATCATATATTATCTGATAAGCAGCTTGTCCGAAAGTGTAAAAGTCATCGCAGATTTTGCGCATACAATCCTCGCTGAATAGCTGAACCATCATTGCATACTCGTCAGGCTTTTTAGCAGCGTTTGTGGCGTGTAAACCTCGCCCGTAAATCATATCGCTAATACCATTGATTAACGCGCTATTTGTAGGCGATTCTTTGGCATCTATAAGCGTCTGATAGTAGTTATTGTCTGCGCCATAGGCTACCCATTTGTCGCGCTTGTTCTCGCTTATCTCAGGCGTTGTGTATTTGCCTAATTGTACTAAGCTAATGTTGCTGCTCATATGATTACAAATTCGTTGTTAGATGACTGCTCTGTGAACACATTCTCGTTAATGCTAAATTTTGCAAAGTCAGTATCGTCTGTAATGTAGGCTTTTCCTCTGAAGCAAAGTTCTGCGCCATCTTTTATTTCAATGATATAGTTCTGACCATCCACCAGCAAAGGTGAAAATGTATTTGTAATGGTCAAGTAGCCATTCAAGTAAGTAGCTGCTAAATTAAAAGTGTGTGTCAGCTTGTTTTGTTGTTCACTTGTGAAAGTTACATCTACATTTCCTGTCGGCTCAAATCTTGGAATGACTTGGAATGATTGAGCCGTTGCTGATGTGGTTAAGATTACCATATACTATAAACGAATTTTTAAGATTTTGTTTCAAATAAAAAAGGCTACCCATTTGAGTAGCCCTTTCTAATCACCTTTCCTAATTATTAGCTAGTAACTATTGAAGTAATCCCTAAATTAGTTAGCTTCTCAGCAATCGTTGTTCCTGTCGATGGAACGCAGAAGTTAGCAGGAACTTTTTCGCTACCTGAGAACGTCAATGTATAACCATTTAAATCGCCTAACGCACCACCTGTGGCAAACTCACCGCCTGTCACATCAAGCCCGTGTTCGTGACCGCAAAGTAACAAGTCTCCGTTATTGGTTTCAACTAAGATTTTCGGTCTGCCATAGCAAAGCAATTTCAACTCTTTGTTGGCTTCCTTTGTCATCTTTTTCAAGGTGATGTTTAAGTTTTGCTCAAAGAAGGTAGTGCCATTGTCTCGGCTACCATTGACGGGTTGTAGAAGCGTATTAGTTGTCGCTTTCAATTCGTACTTGTACGCAGTTAAACTTGAACCTAAAACATCAATCACATCTGTGTCAGTAGCATCAAATGTGAATGCTGATTCGGGTAAGTCTGCGTAGTTAAAAATGTAGATGTTATTTATGCCTCCGACAGCATCTTTACAAGGCTCTACGCGCCCGTGGGTTATGTCACAACTCATTGGTTTTCAGTATTTTAAGTAAAAAAAAGGGCAGACAAGCAATCGCTCACCTGCCCAGATTTTTGGTTAGTATTTAATTAAGCATAGAGAACTATGTCCTCAACTACTCCGTAAGTTGCTCCCTGAAAGAAGCGAGCAATGAAACGGAAGTTGTTAGAACCATCTAGGTCAGCCATATCAAGTAGCTTAACCTCTTGCATTGCGCTTAGTAAAGATGTTCCGAAGAAAAGGTTGCTTGTCTGAGCAGCTACCATTTTATTATCTGTCAATCCTTCTGCAACAAATACAGGGATTCCGTTGAAAAACAAGTCAACCAAACGCTGGTTTGAACCTCTATTCTCGTATCCGTTAGCACCAACACCAGCAGCAGCGTATCCAGCTAAATGCTCGATATATGCTTTGTAAACGTTTTTAGAAACGTACAGCTTTAAATCCTCTTTGCCATATACAGCAGCAGGAATTACAGCTACTACTTTCGCCATTTCAGCAGCTACGTTAGCAGCAGTGATAGCGATTGCAGTAATTTCTTGAGCAGCAGGAAGAGCAGCGTCAGCGGCAAGCTGAACAGCTAATCCATCAAACTCTCCTTGATTAGCAGCAACTCCTGACCAAATGTTCTGCTCAATCTTCTGAGCAACTTTTGAACCGATGTGACCAATCATATAGTCAGCTAATGACGAAGGAACATCTCCTTGATTAGCACCCATTTGAGCGACTTCCCAAGTAGATACAAAATCTTTTTTACACATCTGAAGATTCACTTGTGCCTCTTCGACTGTCAAGATTCTTTCAGTCAAATCAACAGTAGATGTTGGCGTAAAGTCGCACGTTGCGTCCTTCACGATAGCATCAACGTCAATTCGCTGAATAACCTCTTTTTGTAATACGTTTGGGCGAACTGTGATACCGCCATTTTCGATAGTGCTTGCGCTCAATAAAGCTGCACTTATGTACTGACCTGCTGCTTCTCCAGCGTAGGTAGTAGTGATGTTAGTAGTTGTAGCCATTTTTATTTTTTGATTTTAGCTATTTTAGAAAACACTCTTGATTCTGTGCCTCCCAATTTTGTTGAATGAAAATTGAATGATTTTTTTGACTCCTTCTCAGGATTTGGCATAATTGCCTTTGCTGCTGGCATATCGTCAGACGATAAAGCAACCTCTTCTTTTACTTCCTCTTTGACTTCTTCTTTCACAGTCTCAGAAAGCATTGATTTGATTTCGCCAATAGCTGCTTCGAAGTCTTCCTTCGTTACATAACTTGGCTCTTCGCTGGCTTCAACTTCAACCTCTGAAGTTTCAACAGCTTCTTCTTCAGCAACGGCTTCTTCTTCCATTGCTTTTTTCTCGCTAATTATACCTTCTTCAGTTACAATTAACATCATAGATTCTGGCAATTCATATTCGCCAACAGGTAATGGAACTTGTCCATCTTCTGTGACGATGAAAACTGCTTCTCCAGCTTCGAAACTCTCAGCTTCGATAACTGTGCCGTTCTCAAGTGTCATCTGCTCCAGATGGATTTCCATCCCCAGCAAAGTCTTGATTTGATTAATTACAGATTTTTCCATATAGTATAAACGAAATTTTAGTTAAGTGTTACATTTTCAGCTTCCACAAGCCTCGCAATCCTCATCTTCAAGGCTGCATTCCTGTGGTTTGACTTGCTTGGTTTTGTCAAGTTCTTCTGCCTTCCGCATCATTTCTTCGAATGCGTTTGACTCCTCAGTTATGTTTGGCATTAAATATCTTCTTCTGGTTCAAATTCGTATTTCCAATCGCTAAATGAACGTGGCGATTCAAACATCACAACCTTGTCTGAATCAATCGCAACTGTGCTTTCGATGCCAACAAAATCTGTTGTTGTTTCGTCCTCGTTGTATCTAACAAAATCCCAAGTGATTGCTGTATCTGCAACCTCGTATGTATTGTCAGTTATATATCCGTATTTATTCATTAGTGCAGAAATATAAATGGTGTAACAAAGTTTGAAAGTGTTAAGTCATTAGAACCTGCGCTTCCGCTATTGGGTATTGTTGTCGTGCCATCGGTGACATTAAACTTGTACCAATAGTCAGGTGTTGCTCCAAAAACAGTAGTAGGATTTTCGCCTGCTCCGCCATTATAAAGAGACTGTGCTTGTGTTACGCTACCTGTTGTTTGTGTTGCAATTATGTCATCCATTGCAAGGTCTGAATAGAAAGTGTTGCTCGCGCCTCTATAAAAAACATAATCAATGTTAACGCCATCCTGTGACCCTGTCGCGCCTCCGTCTCCATAATCAATACCATCAAAAACAAGGTGTACATCCGTACCTACATTATACATATAAAAATGATGCCAATCACCATCATCCCATCCTGCTAATGCTGCGTCACTCCAATCTTGTCTTGTATTATTTGCTCCTGACTGATACCTAACATAAGGCGTTGAGCCTTTTCTGATGTACCAATAATATCCTGTGCTTATACTTGAAGAAAGCAACACATTTGTAGCATTGCTATTACCATCTCCTTTAAACCAAAATGATACTACCCAATCTGTTGTCCAATTAATAGTTATGGAAGAAGCTGTAGTTCCTATATCATTTACGCCATCAGGTTGAATGTAATTACCGAAGTTGTAACTTGTCGAAAGCAAAGGTGTTGCTCCAAGATATGCTTGAGATACATCTGAGCTACCTAACTTTAGCGTAGTGATGTCTGTACTTCCTAATTTAATTGGCATATTAAGCTATTATGTAAAGCGTTGATGCGTCTGGCGTTGCAATTGCATCGTATTCAGCTTGAGTTAAACTCATAATATTTGTAATCACATCTGCACCTGTCACTCCTGTTGGGTCAGATGGTAAATAGTCAGCATCGTTTGTGAGCGTAGATATGTTATCGTTTGGCTGTGTTGCCGTCGCTCCTAATGCTGCGCCACTTGTAACCGTCGCAACTGCTACGCTGTTGACTGTACCTGTCAAATCTCCAGCTAATATTGTCGCTGTTGAGTCTTGGTTTGCTGTTGCCCCTAATGCTGCACCGCTTGTGACTGTGGCAACCGCTACGGAATTGATAGTACCTACTGTTGTCGCGCCTGTGTTGTCGATGGTGACATCACCTGACATTGCAACTGATGCCGCCTGATTTGATGCGTTGCCAAGAAACATCTTAGCCGAATCAAGGTTTGGCGTTGCATTCGCTCTACCTGCTCCACCTACTTTGATGATGCCTGCACTTGCGTGACTTCGAATCACTCTACCAACGTTTTGAATATCTGCTGCTTCTCCGCTTGGTGGCGTAGCTGTCAACTCACCCGCTGATGTTGAAACGTATAATGTATCACCTTCAGTAAATGCTGATGTGTTTAGACCTGTCAAGTTTCCTAAAGTCACTACTTCACAGGCTGCATTGTTATTTGCATCGGCATAGACTAAACCAAATGCTGGTCTTGCAGCAGCATCGTCTGCATCTGCTAAATCGACAAGCGTTTCGTTACCGCTTACACCCGTAATTGAAACAACCTTGCCTTTTAGTAAGGTCGCTCCGCTTTCGTTTTTTGCGACAAATCGAATTGCACCATTCAAGTCACCAATAAAATCATTTGATGTTACTGTGCCTGTGATGTTTATGTTGCCTGTGCCTATGACATCATACGTATTCAAATCTAAGTCACCGCCTAGCTGAGGCGTAGTGTCATCGACTACCGCAGCAATACCTCCACCGCCTGCGCTATACTGAGGGATGTTTAATGTGTCGCCTACTAATGTAGCTGCACCTGATGTGCCTGTGGTAGTTAAGGTGATGTCTCCTTGCTTTGCGTCTAGTGCCGTTTGCGTTGCTGTGCTTATTGGCTTATCTGCATCGCTGGTGTTGTCTACGTTTGCAAGTCCAACATCTGACTTTGTGTAGTCACCGCTTTGAGCAGTTACAGCACCTGTCCTTCCAAATACAGAATCAACAGCATTGACCTCTGCACCTGCTGTAATACCGCTGAGCTTGGTTTGTTCGGCATCTGTGAATGCGTTGGTGTTTGCATTGCTTTCGTAAGATGTTTTTATTGCTGATGCCGTTGGATTCACTTCTGCCCCTGAAGCTATTCCTGTCAACTTTGACTTTTCAGCGTCCGTAAAAGCGTTGGTGTTTGAATTGTTTTCGTATGCCGTTTTTATCTCCGCATCCGTTGGGTTTACCTCTGCTCCAGCTTCAACTCCTGCCAGCTTGCTCTGTTCTGAATCGCTAAATTCATTGGTGTTCGCGTTGCTTTCGTATGCTGTTTTGACATCGGCTGCTGTTTTAGCGTTACCAATTGATGCTTCCAATTCTTCGAAGCTATGTATCCCTACTCTTTCTGTTGCCATTAGTTGACTGTTAAGTAAATTTCGTTATCGGATGTGACGTATTTAAAGTCGTCCGTTGTGATGTATATATAGTTGATGATGGTTGGAGGTGTGCCTGTGATATTGCCTATTCCTTGCGCCCATAGTGAACCATCGCAGCACTTGACTGAGTATGTGTTATTAGGACATAAGCATCCCCTCCTACCACCTCGCCTTGATGATTGCGCGTTATAATACCGCAGCTTATCCTTACGCATCTAAGCTGTTGATTTTAGATGTTGCCCAACTCAATGCAGATTTACCTCCCCAAAGTAAGTAGCTAATCGTTCCGCAGGCTTCAGTATCGGAACTATCATAATACTCTGCTGCTCTGCTCAGATAGCTTTTCATTCGCTTGATTGTCTCAATGCTTACAGGTTTTCCCTGCGCTAACTGCTGCGCTCTAATCTTACCAACTTGCGTAGCACATTTGTTGTTTACCTTCTCGTTCAATTCAAGACCTCGTTTCGCGTTGTTCTTTACTGCATCTGGATAATCACTATATGACTCCATTGAAATACGCTTTCCGCTTTTGGTTCGCTTGTCCTTTTTGATTACCGCCTTGACTTCCTTCAGTAGGTACTCCTTTTCTTCTGCCTCAAATTCAGCGAAGATTGCGTCTATATTCTCAACGGCTTTTAGTTCTGTCTTATCGGCAAAGTATCCTTCAATGGAAAATCCTTTCACCTTACCTGTCTTAACGAAGTCATTCCAAACCTCATCGTTATCAACTTTGATGCTGACCATCCAAGTGCCTACAGGCATAGATAATCCGTAATATGCTGACTTATCTTTTTCCGAATCATCAACTAACCAGGACTCAACTACTGTCAAGTCACTTAATTTAAGTTGGTGTTCCAAAGTGCTTTTACCTTGATTGCCTTGCTTGAGAAAAAGCTGCGATGCTTTGGCTATGGTTTCCTTTGAAAAGTAAACGTAAAACTCATCCTCGCCATTCTTTCGGAAGATGGTTTTGTTAGGTATCAAAGCTGCGCCCATCAGAACTCGCTTCTCCTTATCCACTTCAGCGAGTTTAATTTCTTGCTCTTTGCTAAGTGCAATGAAATCTGACTCAATAGCAGGTGATTCCACGATACTAATCGCGTTTACTCCAGCGTCAATACTTTCTTCGTCAAGGATTAATTCAATAATCTTCATAATTAATAAACGAATTTTTTA